AGCACAAGGTTTAAATGTAGACAAAGCCAGAGCAGCTATTAAAAGAGCATCAGCAGCAGATTCTGCTAAAGAATTAATAAGAGCAAAAGCATATCAAGATGCAGCACAAAATATTTTAAGAACAGAACAAGAAATTACAAAAGAAAACAAGAGACAACAACAATTTAGATCAATAAGAGGAGGCTCTGGAGGTGGTAGCGGTGGTGGAATAATACGAGGAAATAAATTTGATAATAGAAGCAATTCAGCAGCATTAAGAAGCGGATTAATTTCTGGTGCGTTTCCATTGTTATTTGGACAGGGCTTACTTGGAGGTGCTGCTGGTTTTGCTGGTGGTGCTATTGGTACAAAGATGGGTGGTCAAATGGGAGGTTTTGCAGGAGGTCTTGTTGCTACTGCTGTCCTTCAAGGTGTTACAAATTTAAAAGATAATTTAACTGAATTAGGGTCAGCACTTGATCCTGCTACTGCTAATGTTGCTGAAAGTATTGAAAAATTAAAAATTATTAATACGACAAGAGCAGCAGAAATTAGATTAATAGAAAAGACGCAAGGTTCTCAGGCAGCATTAGCTGAAATTCAAAAAGATGTAGCAAAAGTTATAGGTGAAGATGGAGTTAAAGAATTACAAAAATTCTCAGAGTCAATGAAAGGTGCTGGAGATGAAATTAATAAATTCCTTTTAAAATTAAAAGCAGGTATAGCTGGTGTTGCAAATGATATTAATGATTTCTTTTCTGGTCGTGCTAAAGGTTTTAATGAATCATTAAAGGCATTAGGTGAAGATGATCCTTTAGTAAAAAGATTTAAAGAGTTTGAAAAAAGAGAAGCTGATTTTTTTGACAAGTCAACAGATCCAGATGCTCCTGCATTAGGTAGTTCCTTTTCTTCAACCGCAGCAGGTAAGGCAGAAAAGCAATCACTTGATAATGAAAGGAAAAGGTTAGAGTTTTCAATTCAAATGAAAGCAGCAAGACAATCTACTCTTGAACTTGATAAACAAATGGGCGTTCAATACAGAGATATTGTTGGCTCGTTAGAAAAACAATTAGAAACAGATAGACGTATTTTAGAAATTCAAAAATCAGGTATAAATCCTGCTTTAGCAACACAGTTAGTCGCAATAGAAGATGCAGCAAAAGTTAGATTAGATTCTCAATATGACAGATTAAATACTGTTAATGAAGAAATAAAAGCAGAGGAGGCATTAAATAAAGGAGTAACAGATAGACTTTTATTTTTAAGAAACGAAAGAGATGGACTTCTAAATAATTTGAACATAATAGAAACTACACTTGATAAAGAAAAGGACAGAATTATAGCTAATGATGAAATAAATAAAAAAATTAGAGAACAAATAGCAACTCAAAAAGAAATAGAATCAATTCTTGCTGGTGGTATGACTAATGCTGTTATGGGATTGATTGAGGGATCTAAAACATTAGGACAGGTATTAGCAGATGTAGCAAAACAACTTGCAAGTATGTTCTTAAATAAAGCATTTAGTAGTATATTTAGTGGATTCCTTGGTGGTAGTGGAGTTAGTGGCATAGGACCAGTAGCAAGTGGATCTGCATACGCTGGTATGCTTGGCGGTGCTGTTGGTTTATATAGTAGTGCAGGTTCTTTTAAAGCATTTAGGCAGGGAGGAATCGTTACTTCTCCTACAATGGGAATCATAGGTGAAGGCGGTGAACCAGAATACGTTATACCAGCTTCTAAAATGGATGGTGCGATGGCTAGATATTCAGCAGGTGCAAGAGGTGGTGCTGTTATTCCAGGCGGTAGCCATGAATCTGGAACAGTTGCAGGTTCTTCTGGTAATGCAATAGTTGAATATACTGGCCCTGTTCTTAACTTTAATGGAGATGAGTACGTTCCAAAATCTGCTGTGCCTGATATTATTGGTGCTGCTACAAAACAAGGTGCAATGGCGGGTAAAGCACAAGTTATTGGTACATTAAGAAATTCTAGAAGTCAACGTGCATCTCTTGGATTATGAGCGTTACAACCTTAGTTACTTTTGTAGAAGTTTTTAGTGTAGATATAAACGGCAATAAAAGCACAAAACATCTATTGCAAAATGCCAAAAGAGAACCTTCCGAAAAATCAAATTCCGCAAGTAATACAATATTATTTAATGGTAAAAATTATCATTATCTACCTTTTGTTTATCAAGGTACAACAATTAACAAGTCAGGAGATAATATCGAATCAAATTTAATAATGGGTAATCATCCATTAAGCATGGCAAAAGCACAAGAAGCTGTGCTTAATAATTATTTTGTAGAAGTAAATGTATGTATTGTATCCAATATTAATATCGACCATGTTAAAAATGTTTTAACTACTGATACATGGCTTGCTGCTTCTTTATCTTACGATCCAGAAGTTGTAGAAGTTCTGTTAAGTAGTGCGGTAGATGCTGTTGGTGTTAACGTGCCAAGCATTGTATTAACCTCTGAAGCTGTTGGTAAACTACCTGTAACAAGTGATATTCAAAACAGATGAAGCCACATCAACTTATTGGTTTACCTTATAGATTAGGTGCTGATCCTATCAAGCATCATGCAGTAGATTGTTTATCTTTAGCTCGTACAGTTTTAAAACATTACGGCATAAATTCACCAGAGCCTACAAGGGATTGGTATAGAAGAGTAAGAAAAAAAGACTTTGATATATTTAAAGAAGAACTTGAAAAGTGGGGAAACGAGACAAAACAGTTTAATATAGGTACAGTTGCA